CAATCAGGCCACCCGCCCATCGCTGCTGGGTGGGGCGCAAGCCCAGCCGTTTGAGGCGGCGCGTGGTCTCAGCGTCTATCACCACGCCATTAATAATCAACTCAGGGCCTTGCTCGCCAACCTCGGTGATGGGCGCCAGCGGGCCGCCCGAGGCGCGGCGCGCAATGGGCAACCCGGCACCCACAATGTCAACCCCCAGCGTAATGCGCGAGCCGTCCAGGGCCTCCCATTGCGTGCGGAAGTAGTCAATCTCTGTGCGCAACGGCTCTAGGGCCTTCTTAAGCTCGGGCTGGAATGTCCCAATCGTCTCCAATTGCACCTTGGCCCAACCCTTGACCGCCTGGACGCCTCGCTCCTCATAATCAGCAAACATCTGGGCAATAACTTCGGGGTCAAGCTGGGTGGCCTCAGCAATATCAGCCTTTAGCTGTCGCAACTCGCGCTCACTCAGACCTTCGATGTCGGCCTTGATAATCATGCTCCAGGCCTCGCCCTCGGCGAACATCTTTTCTAGCAACCGAGCAGGCACCCTGGTGTAGTCAATCTGCGGCAGGATGCTTGTGACCACATTAATTGGCTGGCCGCCAGCCTTGAGCCATTGCAACTCTTGCATGGCGCGCTCAAAGGCCGATTCGGCACGCACGTTAAGGCGCACCTCGATCTCCTCAGGTACGGCTTCAAGCTCTTGCGTCAATGCATTGGCGGCCTCGCTCTCACGCTCCAACGTGACCGCCAGGTCCTCAGCGCGCGGCTTGAGGTAGTCATGGGTTTCAGCGGCGTTGCGCATGCTCTCTGCCAGACGCAGAAGCTCATCGGCACTGGTGGCAATGATCTCACCCGTCGCACTTATATACAGGCCGCCCCGGACAATCCTGGCGCCAAGCAAGTCCATTGCCTCACTCACGTCGTTGTGACGTTCTACAAGATCGGCCAACCACCCCGCAACTGGTGCCAGCGCCTCGCCCAATTCCTTCTTGAGGCGCTCAGCAGCCGTTCCAGTGGCAGCCCCTAGCCGCTCATACTCGCTGGCTGCATCTGCAGCGGCATTACCCACCTCATCCAGCAGCGGGGCAGCCTTCTTGAGTAAGTCGTTCAGAATGGCCTGCTTTTTCTCGGCACCCGTAAGCTCCTCTGTGGTCTTGCCGATCTGCTTGGCGTACTCCGCATATACAACTTCCGCATCGGCCACATAGCCAATGTTATCCAGGATTTGCGGCGACACGCGGCCAATACCCGTGATCGCAAACTCCACCGCCTCGCTGGTGGTAAGCCCCATGGTGCGCCCCAGTGCCGAGGCCGCAGCAACCAGGCGTCGAAACTCCTCAGGGGTGCGCGCCACCTCAAGGCGCATGGCGCGGTTTGCCATTAGCATGGCCTCGCTCTCGCTCACCGTAAAGCCAGAAGCCTCTTGGACGGCCTGAATGATCTCCTCATAGCTGCCCCCCATGCTTGCTGCCAGGTTGGCTCCGGCCTCCTCCAGGCGCGCCAACGCGGCGCCCTCGGCCGCAAAGTCGAACGCCATCTTGAGGCCATCCAGGGCGGTGCGCGCCACGGCGAGCATAGAAGCAAACTCGGTCCATTTGAGCGACATGCCCCCAACGGCCTGGGCGCCGGTGTCGGCCTGCTCCTTCAGCGCACCAAGCTCACGGGTGACTGCCCGCAAGTCGTCTGTGGCCATGTTGAGGGCATCTACCACGATCTCCAACTTAGCCCTGGTCACCTTCAGCCTCCATCAGCTTGCTTACCTCCACCACCACGCGCCAATATTCGGGGTGTTGCAGGCTCCATTCGGCATCTGAGACCGTTTTCTGGCCATATGATCTGTACGCCAGATAGACCCCATATGCCGCCTGCATCCGGCGCATAAGCCGCACGGGCTGGTCCAGCAACCCCCCGGCGTAGGGCAGGCACCCCCAGGCTTTGCAGGCCAGCGCCATATCCACCTCGCGCGGTAACGGCCCTTGCCCCTGCCCCGCCCGGGCAGAGGCAATTATTAATTTGGGTCCACAGCGGGGTTTTTGATTGCCGCAATGTACTTGCCAATGACCTCCGCCATCCACCAAAGCACCCGCGCCGAGGTCTCGGGCACGGCGCCCTCATCCAGGGGCACGCCCTCGCCCTGGGTAACGATGCCAGCCTCTAGGGCCGCCAGCACGGAGGCGCGGGCAGTCACCGCAGGCGTCACGCGCTCAACAGTGCCAAGCTCGGTGCTGACCCGCGCCTCCCAGGCCTCCAATTGCCGAAAGGTGATGTCATCGGGCAGCACAAACCACGCGCCGCCCGGGCCAACATGCTTAGCCATCGCTCACTACACTACCGTGCTCTCAGTCACAGCGCCGTTGACGCGCAGAGCAACCGTAACGGGCACCACGCCGTCATGGGGCACGCCCAGCGTGATGTCCGTCACAATGGCCGTCATGGACAACTTGGGCTTGCCAGAGCTATTGCCCTGCGGGTAGACCTCCAGGGTCGCCTCCGTGCCCACAGCAAACTTGCTGCGCAGGTTGGTGGCGCTCTCATCATCCCAGGCGTCAATTCGCACGGTGTGAGATTTCTTGCCCGCCAGATAGGTCTTATCAGTGTCGCCAGCCCCACTGCTCTCGTGGGTGTCAATAGTCTGGCTGATCTCAACGGCCTTCAACAGGTTTTGGGTGATTGTCGCGCTGTTGAAAACCACCTCTAATGCATTGCCCGTATACTTAGCCATTGCCCTTCACCTCGCTCTTAGTTTTCTTAGGCTCAAGCACGCCCGCTTTAACCAGGCGCTCGATAGTCTCCTTGTCCAGGTGACTCACGTCCACCTCTTCCCCGGGCTGGATAAGCTGGCCCGTGGGCTTGTGTGTTACCAGCACCTTAGCAACGTACCGCATTGCTCACCTCACTACGCCAAGATTTCGCGCCACAGCAGGATACATTCCACGCCGTGCCACAAGTCGCCGCTACCCAGCGGGTATTCGTACGCACCCACGCCGATGCTAAGACTTATCAAGCTAACGCCGGTAACGGGCGCCCGGTTTTGCATGATGGTCTCAGCATATGCCCCGGCATAGCGCACCAGGTCGGGGTAGATGTCCTTGAGGCCGCTGCGCTGGCCAGCCGCTTCCCACAGCATGAGGTCGGCTATCACCCATTGCACCTCACCGGCCGCCGCCTCGGCCCCGGCCCCGATCGCCAGCAACTCGCCGCCCCGCGCATCATATGCCTCGCTGGGCAGCAAAAGTCGCAAGGGTAGGTGCCCGGTCTGGAGACGCTTGGGCAACTGGTGCAGGTCCTTGGCGGTCACGGTGTAATCGGCACCGTCCTCACCCGTGAAGCTAACGGCCATGCCAGCCAGGGCGGTATATAGCTGCCTCAGCGCGCCCACTAGTACCTCCGATACTTGAGCAGCAACGCCTCGATGTCGTGGGGCAACCGGGCGGGTAGCAGGATGCTACCGTCCGGCGCCCTGATGGCCCGGTCAATGTCCTGGAAGTTTTCTTTTTGCTGGTACATCCAGGCCGCCAGGCGAATTGTGGCATGCGTGATAGGCTGCGGCGCGGTTACGCTATAAGCCCAGCGACCAGTGACGGCGATTGCATTTTCTGGGTCGCCGTTGCTGTCGGGCTGCCACCACTTGCCTGAGGATGCTAGTAGCTTGATCGCATAGTATGGCGGATCGTTGACCGGCAGCATCACATAGTCGCCGCTGCTCAGCGTTTCACCATCGCCATTTGTGATGCTCGTTACTTGGCATAGATCGTGGTCCAGGAACAGCGTCACACCCGATACGTCATCGTAGGCGTCAAAGTGTCGGGTGCTGTCGGCGGCGGCCTCGAACGTCCGCCTGGTGAAAAGATCAACGATCTCCTGGGCGCGGGTCAAAAGTGTTTGCAGTAGCGTTTCGTCGCTATGACCCGATGGCAGCCCCAGATACGCCTCAAGGTCGCTCAGCGTCGCGTAGGCCACAACCCACCTCCTGCGCTACGCCTTGCGGCTACGCGCTCGCGGCGGCGCGGCCTGCACCTTCGCACTATGCGGGGCTGCAAAGCCAGCCCTCAGCCACCGCTCGGCGATTTTGGCATCCACCTCCACCACATCCCCGGCCATGTACTTCTCGCCGGGAATCCAGCGCAGAACGCGCACAACCTTCCTTTTCGCCATTTTCCACCTCCAACCCCTGGGGGCTTAGCGCCCCCAGGGGTCTCATGTTAGCTGTGCTGGGCCTACGGCCTCACGCCCGTCAGTACCTCGAAGCTCTCGCCATGGCGCACGGCAAAGGCAACGCGCATGATCGCCCGGATGAACGTCTGGTCGTACTCAAACGCATTGCCCGCCTCGTCGCTGGCGCGAAGCTCCAGGGCCATGTTCTGGCCGATCAAGGCCTCGCCCCAGGCGCCCAGGTAGATTTCGGAGCAATCCGTGCTGGTGCCCACAGTCAGGTTGATGGGGATTTGGGTCGTAGTGTACACGGGATAGCCCCACACCGTGGGCGGATCGCCGGGCGCTGCGGGATCGGCCCAGAGGTACTGATTGTTGCTGTCCTTGATCTTGCGCAGGGTGTTCACCGTGCGCGGATGCACGATCCAGCCGCGGCCCGCCTGGGGCGCATCGGCAGCATCCAGTCGGTACACCGCATCGGCCAGATCGTCAAAGTCAGGGGTTGCACCGTTGCCGGTACCCAACTCGGTAACGGTCACGCCCTCGCTGGTCAGGTTGCGGATGCCCGTGGGGTTGTTGCTGGAGCCGTCACCGCGCAGGTACTGGATATCTTCCTCAAGGCGCAGCGTGCGCACCAGGTTGTCGCGCACGATCGGCTCTACAGCGGGATTGGCGTCGCGGATCAAGTCATTGCTGATCTTGGTCAGCGCAGCCAATTTCTTGGCAGCCAGCGCCACCTGCCCAAAGGTCTGGTCAGACGCCGTAATCTGGCTGTTCTCGCCCAGCCAGTAGGCAGTCGCACCACCCGTCAACTTGGGCAGATACAGCGTGTCGCTCCCCATCGGGATCACGCTCGCACCAGCGCGGCGCACCACCGCCCGGGCCTGCAGCAACTCAATCAGGTCCGTTGCGTACTCGGGCGGCACCAGGTAGCCACCAGCGGTGTCCGTGCCTTCAGCAAGGGCCTTCATGTACCGCTCAGCGGGCACGCCCTTGTAGAGGGGGATATACACCGCCTTGAAACGACCACGCGCCAGGGCGCGCACGGCGTCCAACAGAGGCGTGCCTTTGGCGCCCAACTCCGGCTCACCACGCTCCTCAATCACAGCGGGCGCCGCCTTGTCGGTCAGAATAGCGCCCAGGCGGCCAGGCTTGTCATCGTCGCCAACGAGGTCTTTGACAACCTTGTCGGCCGCCTTCAGCGCAGCATCCTCAGCCGCCTTCGCGGCCAGGTCAGCCGCCTTCGCAGCCGCTTGCTCAGCGGCCTTTGTCACGAGCGCCTCAAAGTCGGGCTCGGGAGCCTTTGCGGATTCATCTTTCACGTCAACTTGCACTTTGTCCTCAGCCATCGTTACCACCTCACCTATAGATTTTGCCGCCTCCAGCCTGACTGCCTGGCCCGCAACTGCCGACAGCGGCGCGGCCTGCATTCGCTCCTGTGCCGCAACCGCCGCAGCCTGTGCGGCGGCCTTTGCAGGCTCAGATTCGGCATACTTCACCACAGCCCAATCGTTCGCCGGGATGCGCTTGGCGTCCTCATCCACATCAAAAACCGCGATCTCACCCACGGGCCACACGGCAATCACCCCAACCTCGCCCTCCTTGTAGCGCACCAAGTGGGGCACCGTGCCGCTGCTGGCGCGCACCGCTATCCCCAAATCAAGAGCGCGGTACACGCGTTGAGCATACTGATTGCTCGGGTCCAGGCGCGCCCGGAACCAATGCCCGCGATCATCCACGCCGCGATAGACCGCCTTGCCAATAACCTCGGGCATGTCCTGGCCGATACCGTGGTAATAGGTGACAATCACCTCGTCGCCCTTAGCCAGCATGATGTCGGTTTCGGGCAGGAACACCTCACCCTGCCGATCGCGGCCCTCAATGGGCCCGCCAAAGGGCACGCCCAAAATGTCAATCTCGGCGCCCTGATAGTCCTCATAGCGCAGTGCCGCCTTTGCGCTGGGGGGGGCGGGGATCCCAAAACCCGCAGCCGCCACCTTGCGCAGCACTACGGCTTTCATGCGCTCAAAATAGGCATCTAGCAGGGCGCGGGCACGCTCTTTCACATCAGGGGGGAGGTCGGCCTGGGGCAGGCGACTTGCCGCGGCGCGCAAGCCCGCGTCTACGGCGACCAGGCTACCATCCACCACATCGGCAAACGGCAGCTTATAGCTGCCCTTAAGGGTGGGGTCGTCGGCATCGTAAACCAGGAAGCCCTTGCGCGCCTTTTGGGGGGCGGGGTCATCGGGCCAACCCGCCCACCTGAAAATGCGCTCCTTAGCGGCCGCACCGTCCCAGGTATCGCGCTCTACAATGCGCAAATCTCGCGCTCCACCAACACGCCACTCAGCCATTGCACCACCTACACATCCCTAAAGTCGCCGCCATTATACCATATGGCGCAATGCGGGGTTGCGCTGGCCGCAATGCATCGGCAGCAAAAGCCCTGCCATGTGCTGGTCGGTTTCGCGGGTGCGCAAAGGCGCTGCGCCGCCGCCCCGGTGTTAATATCTATTCTTTTCTTATCTATTCTTAATAGCGTTACGCGTAACGTTACAGTAACGTTACGGTGTAACGTTACATCCCCCCGGGGGGGCATAAACACAAAAGGGGCGGCACAGTCACCGCCCCTTTCGCTCTGTGCCCACCGCGATTATTTCCGCTGCATGCTCTTGATCTTGGGTAGATCACCAAGCTCTGCCCAATCGGCGATGTAGCCCTCACCATCGCAGTCCGGGCATTCGTCACACAACAGGTGCTACTCCTCATCATCGTTGAGCTTTGCCATGGCGTATTTATACAGCTCGCTGGGCTTACCGGTGCCGCAACACGATGGGCACCGCTTTTGGATAAGCACCTTAGTCATTTGGCCTCCTTCTGCCGTTGCGCCCCGTCGGCCTCTCGGCCCCGCAATTGGGGCACTCGTCGGCGTCGGTAAACGTTAGCACTATGCCCCTGCGCTCGCACGCAGGGCATTTCCAGTAGGGCCTATCTTTGGCGGGTGTCGCCCTCTTGCGCCTTGCCATTTTGACCTTCCTTTTGCCCTAGGCGCATCGCCGGGTCTCTTTGGCGACCTTAAAAAATCGCACCCTGCAACCCACGGATCACCTCTTTGCGATCCCGAGCACAACGCGGCCGGGCAAGGCTACCGCAGCGGTCAGTGCCGCAAAGACAGCCAGCACTAACCCCTCGCGCAGCATCGAGATGTTTATCTGAGCAAACTCCAGCGCGCTGTAGGTGATGTAAGCCACCCCCGCCAGCACAACGGGAGCAAGCAGGGCAGATACCCACCATNGGCGCACCAGGGCGGCGCCGATGCACAGCAGTCCCAGCATCAACGCCACAAGGCCGACCGGCAGGGTCAGTGTTGGGATACGCACAATCTCGCCGCTAAACGCTTTTGGCGCCGCTGCGGCCGTCATGGTGGTGCTGGCCACCAGCAAAACACCGGCAGCGCCTTGCAAAAACCGAAAAAGCTTCATCGTTACGCCTCCTTGCCATCTAACAATGCAGCAATTTTGTCCAGTGCCCACTCCCGGGCACATCGCTCACTGCAAAACGGCCCCCCGTCGGTCACATACTCGGGGGCTGTTATCACAGAGTAGCTTGCGGGGTGGCGAATAGCATAGCCGCACCCTGGCCAGCGACAATAGTCGTCATCCAGGTAGGTGGCGGTATGCACAGTTTCAATCTCGACAACGTTCAGCAATAGCACGGCGGCCGCCGGGATCAACCACTGCTTGCCCTTTTTGATCGCGCCGGGCACGTCATGGCGGGCGCAGCGATTCCGCCAAGTGCTTTCGCTTTCCCCTGTCAACTCGGCGGCCTCGCTAGTCGTCAGCCACAGCGCGGCGGAGTGCTGTTTTGCCCCGCCCGGCCTCGCGGGATTGCCCATTGATTGCCAATCAATGTCAGGGCAAATCCCCCACCGTTCCTTTATGGCACCCTGCGCCTCCTCAATGTCGCCGGCCTCGATTAAGTCGGCAACAATGCGCAGCCGCACCGCGTCGCCGTATAGCCGCGACGTGCCTACAACGCGGCTTGCGCTGTTAACTCTGGCCACCAGCAAGTCGGCCGCCAGGCGCAGCCCCGTCACAATACCCTTATTCATCTCCACTTGGTGCCTCCGATTTTATGGAATGATCGTCCACAATGTCTTGCAAATTTGTGGAGCGATGCTTGAGGTGCTCGCGGCAGCGGTGGCACAGAAAATCACCGGGCAGCGCAGCGCGGCCACAGTCGCAAAGGCCATCATCGTCTACGCGCTTGGGATAGGTTTCGCCGCACACCCCAAACAATCCGCTGCCAACAGGTCCATACACCATCGCGCCCTCCCCATTTGATTTGGGGCTGGCGACACAGACGCCCCTATGTCGCCAGCCCTTTGGCACAATCCATGCTGCAAGCGACGGCATCTACCGTCTCAACGTATAGCGCAGTGTCACCCACATACAAGGGGTACCCGCAATAATCACACTCCGTTTCATAGTGGCGCTCAATGCGATACCTCTCGATGTGGGGCTTCGATCGCATGCGCGCAAAGCGCATGCTTGCGCCTGCCTGTTCGTTGAGATGCCCACCGCAGCCGCCTTGCTTGGGGTTGAGGTTAGGAATTTGACCAGGCTAACATCTTTCATGGGTTCCCTCCCGCGCGGTTTTCATCATTATTATATAGCGATATCGCTATTTGTCAAGCGCGAAACGCAAGATTACAGGGCACCCTGCGCAACGCGCCAGGAAGCCCTGTAAAAGGCTGTTGCTTCGGGGGCATATAAAAAACACCCGCAAACGCAAAAAGGCCCCTTAGAAGGCGTCCTGGCGCATTCTAGGGGCATGTTTGAGTGACATGTGGTAGCAGGCGAGTTAGCGTCTTAGCTGCTTCTCAATCTCGCTCTTGACCATCTTTGCTACCGTGGGGGCCTCCTCTTTCACCACGTCCTGCGCCGTTTTCCACCCGATAATCCGCATCATGCGGGCCTGCCTGGTGCTATCCTGCACCCAGCGCACGTAAGAGGCATTATTGCCCACGATATACGCCAGCCCTCCCGCCGCCTTTTTGACAGCCCACCTGTTTCCCAGGTCCTCACTGCCCGGGCTCTGCCCCCGGCGATATGGAACCTGGATCACCCCGGCGCGCAGCGCCCAGAAAAAGAAACGGCGCTGCTTTGGGGTCTCAAAGGGGCGCCCATATGCCTGGCGCCTGGTCACCCGCTTGCGGGGCGGGTATTGGGCGATGGCCCCGCGCAAATGCACGGCGGCCGCGCGCACTGCATTCTGTAGGGGCTTGAGCGTCTGCAGGCGCACCAACTTGCGCAGCAACTCGTTGTAGCCTTCAATCCTGATTGCTACTCGTTGCGCTCTCGGCATCGGCTTTGCCCCGTGATTGGTGATCTTCAGCTATTTCCTTGTGCGCCTCCAATTCCTGGCGCTGATACTTACCACGATGCACCAACTTAATCCAGTCGGCGTCTTCATCGCTGGTGGTCAACTCATAAATGGTCCGCTTAGCCACCTTTCACCTCGCCCTCGTAGTCCTCAAAATTCGCGATGTTCCACCCGGGCATCTTAGACCCCTGCCCAGCCACTATTTCCACCTTGTCGGTGTGCCCCTTGGGTGGCCCAATGACAACACACTCCCATTCATTATAGCATCCATACCCGGTGCGCGCGGTTGCCAGCACCCTCTCGCGAGGCACAACCATGCGCAACACAGCACCCACTTCCCCACCCGCGAAGTCCAGCGCCACTGGTGGCATGATGGTCCAGCTTTCCATCGCATTGGGGATCACCTCCACAACGTCGCCCACCCGATGCCGCCCCTTGCGGAGGCCATCCACCACAGCACCGCCACGCACCCCGCGGTACAGTACAAGATGAGTGACGCCCGCATCGGCCAGGTCTGCCTGTGTAGCCTCATACATCTTGCGCAGCACAAGGCGGCGCAAACGCTCTGGTGTCATGCCCTCCGGGGGCTTCCACCGCCCGCCCTGCATGGGCGCCTCGCCATAGGCATCATAACCCAATTCTACTAACCACCTAGACCACCTATTAGCCTCTGGGGTCCCAATAGGCCCCTCGGCAAAAGCAGCGCGACCAACATACTCGCGCAGACGCGGATTTTGCGCCGCCTTTTTAGTAATCTCCAGTTTATTGCGCTGCCATTCGCTCAATTGCACCCCAAACTCAGCCGCCGCCGCCTCTTGCATACTCAGAGACCAGGCGTCTTCATCGTTGCTCGTTATAGCCCAATTGCCAATAACCCGGTTGGCCCATTCGTAGGGCAGGCGCACAACCTTCGACAGGCGGCTCACTACGCGATGCTTCCACTTTTTGACGGCCGAATAGTCTATAACAGGGGATTGCCCTGATCTGTATGGCTGGCTCGCAATGTAATACTTGGCCTGGCGCACCACCATACCCAAGATGTCCCCCCAGGGGTAATCTTGCGCCGGTGCGCCTAGCAATCGTTCCGCCCTTTCTTTGGCCGTTGTGCGCTTCCTCAGCTTACTCCTGGGCTGGAGGCTGGGATGCGTCCTGCCCTTGGGCCTCTTGCCCGGTGCCAGATGCACCAGCCAACAGCGGCAATTTGGGTGCGCGGGGGGCGGGGCATGCCATCCTTCGCCACGCGCTTTCTTGTGCAGCGGCCCGCAAATGGGGCAGACGATCTCGTCGTTGCGGGTGTACCACCAGGATGTAAGCTCGACCCCTTCACCTCGCAACTCCTCAACAACCCCAAGCTCCCCCTGCACGGCTGCCCGGGTGATCTCGGTGCGGGCAATGACAAAGGCCCTGTAGCGCCCATACAGCCGCCCGGCGCGCCTCGTGAAGTCCTCATGCAGCGCAATGCGATCCTGCACCGTCTGAATGCGCTGGGCTTGCTGCCAAAAGTCGCCAATATATCTCTGCAGGTAGCGCCGGTTTGTGGTCGTAATGGTGGTGACCAGATCATAGGTATAATCACGCGCCCACTGCACGGCGCGCTCATTCACCACCTCCCACGCCAAGCCAAAAGGGCTCTCGTCCAATAGCTGTTGGGCCGCAGCGACAAAGGTTTCCTCAAGGTGCTTCATCAGCACCTGGCGCAATTCCTCACCCGCCTGGTCCCAGAACTCCGGGGGCACATTTTCCAGGCGCGGCGGGTCTCCCAGATGCTCCAGTAACCGGGCAAGATGTACGCGGTTTATACTGGTCAGCGCCCGGCGCAGGCGGCGCTCGAATTTGTCACGATCCTCTAGCTCGGGCATGACTGCCTCCTGCCCGCGCTAGGGATACATTCCCCAGGTCTCTGCCTGGGCAAAAATGTCATGCACATCCTGCGGCGTTTCAGCCCCCGCCAGCGCCTCCCTGATAACCGATGCCAACTCGGGCGGGATGGCATCGCTGTCAAAGCGGCACACTGCAGTGCCACGGGCCTTCAGGGTGCGAAGTGCTTTCTTGCGCCACAGCGCCAGGTCGGCCTTGATCTCCCCCAGCCCCTCGCCTAGCTTGGGACCCGCTTTGGCACCCGTCATCCCCTCGCGCGCCCCTTCGAGGGACGCGGGTAAGTCATAGCCCAACACATCCAGGGCCTCCTCAAGCTCCATACCCGCCTGCACCAGTGCCAGCACTGCGCTTGCCCGCTTCTGCTCGTCCTCTTGGAGCAGGTCAAGCTCTTGCACTGCAAACCGAATCTTGTAGGGCGTGCCCGCGAATAGCTGTTCATTGATAATCGCCGCATACCACTCCAGGCGCCCCGCCATTGTCTCAGTCCAAAAACTGCGCCGATGCTCCCGCGCCGTCGCAAAATTGGCGGCGTCGGTCAGCATGGTAAGAGGCAGGTCAAACGCCCATGCAATCTCCCGCATTGCCTGCTCATGCAACTGGGGGATGACCAGCTTTTCGGGGCTCGGGGTTAGCTGGTGGGGCTTAATATCCGCACTGGTCGCCAGCACGCGCCAGGCGTTGCGCACACCAGCCATGAGCCGCTTGAATTTGCTTTCTAGCCGCCGCCGCTCGTTCTCCCCGGCGTCGGGTACCACAATCATGGTCACCGGCATGGCGCCATGCTCGAAGTAGCGCGCCGACCACTCCGCCAGGTAATGCAATAGGTTGGCGTTGGACAGGGCGGTGCTGGCCGCAGCCACTCCCGGCCCCACGTCGTTGCCGGGGTCATACTCCGCAAAGTAGACCATTTCGTCAGGCCCCCACGGGCCGTACTCCTGACCGTCAATGCGCTGCACGAACGTCACGCGCAGTGGGCCCAGGCGCCCATCGTCACCCCGCTCCTGTTTGGCCTCCACCTTCACCGTCGCAGGGTTGAGCCATTGCACATCGCGCACCAGGCGGCCTTTCCCCACCTTCAGCCAGTAGGCGGCACCATGCAGTAGCAATGCCACCTCGGTGCGCCACAGCAACCGGCGCAGATCACTGGGGAAAGGCCAATCAACCTCCCGCCCGTTGCGGTAGACGTGCACCGGTGCCTGCGCCACCGCCGAGGCGCGCAAATGCACCGCCCGGCGAATCAATGGCACCTTGCGGTATGCCTCGGCCACACTGCCAAGCTCCACCGCCGTTGCCTTGCGATCAACCGGCCACACGATAAGTGCCTTCATCCCCCGCGTTTTTGCTACCTCTTGCACCTCACTTTTCACCACCATCTCACACCTCGAACAGTATCAGCCCGCCACGGTATTGCAGGCTGGCATGATAAGCCAGCGCCAGGGCAATCACGGTGTCGTCATGCCCACCCTCGGGCCCGCTGTAGCTCATGATGCCCCACTTGGTGGGCTCGCCCCTGTACGCCAGCAATTCGCCCACAAGCACTGGGTTGTCGGGTATGGCTATCTCTTGCTTTTCAAAGGCCAGCGCCAACGCCTCAATGGCCTGCGCCTTGCTGCGCAAATTGGTCTCAAACGCCCGCACGGGCAGCCCCCACCTGGCAAGCACCTCAAAGATAGGCTGGCCCATGGCGTTGATCTCAACCATGACAAGACTCGGGCGCCAATGCTCCAGATAGGCGCGCACGCGCTCGGCCTGCACCATGTAGTCCATCCCCCGCATGCGCAGAAAGCCCGGCATAAGGCCGCAATCGCCGCAATAGATCGCCACCACCGTAAAATCCACCTGGCGCCCCCAGTCTATGCCCGCATATATGCGATGTCCCTTGTGTGCGCCCCGCAGCGCCTTCTCCCCAGTCACGGTGGCAACGTTGCGCACGTTGCGGAATACGGCGCCCAGGGCTTCCACAAACTCAGCGGCATATTCCTGGCGAAAAACGGCCGCAGGTAGGTCGGCGCGCGCCTCGTCAATCTCGCCGGGCGCCAGGTATGGGTTAGTCCAGCTAGGGAACGTCCAGGATGCCCAGGCGGGATTGTCACCCTGCCCACGCAGCCATAGATTGTGGTAGAACGTGCCCGCCCCGTTAGGCGTGCTACAAAACAGGGCGCGCCCTCGGGTGTCAGTCAGCGTGGGGCGGATAGCATAGCGCCAGCTATACTCCAGGTGCGGCACATGGGCCGCCTCGTCAATCACCACCAGGTGATAGCCCCGACCGCGCCCGGCATCTTTGTCCTGTAACGTCCAAAACTCAAGCCGCCCGCCCGTGATAAGGTCCATGCGGCGCTCTTGGGTATTTTTGCGCGCCATGACGGGCGCCAGAATGCGCTCCACGCGGTGCCAGGAATCCACGAGGTCCTTGTAAGTGGGGGCAAACCACCCTACGCGCCGCCCCTGGATGGCGCTATTGCATGCCTCATCCTCTGCCAGCGTAGTCTTACCCCAGCGCCGCCCGCAATTGACCACTCTATACCTCGCCGTCGCCAGCTTCGCTGTCCTCTGCCCCGGATGCAGGCGAGGCAGCCTCACCCTGATCTCCGACATACTCCACCACGATACGGATAGGCTCGCCTGGGCCGCTGCCCTCATGGAATTCGCGCTTGCCCCATCGCTCGGGGTGGCGCCGCTCTAACAGCCATGCGCGGGCGCGCCAGTCGCGCTTGCCAGCCTCGATAATCGCTTGTAGATTGGCAAGCTCGCCCTCGGCCTCAGCGGCCTGAAGTCGCTTGCGAAACTTGCTATACTTAGACCGCTTATGCTTCTCGGCCTTCTGCAGCCAGCGGTAGAAGGTGGATTGGTCAATCCCAGCCGCCATGCAGGCGCGTTTATAGCTCATACCCGCGCGCACGGCGTCCAATATGCGCGCCTCTACCTCGGGCGTCAGCTTTGTCCTCCGGCCCCCAGGCATAGCTACACCTCCTTATTGCGTCCTACGTAATTATACAATACGCGAGACGCAAAAGGCGCCCACCAGGGGCGCCAATGGCAATAAAAGGCCGGGGTATTACCCCGGCTCTTGTGAAGGTCTAGCTGTCAGACTTGCGGGGGCGCCCCCTGGGGCGCTTGCCGGGCTTAGGCGGGAGGTTTGCTTTTGCGCGGTTGGCCAGAGTTTTGCGCTCTGATCTGGCCGCAGCTGGCCTGGCACGCTCTGCTTCGTCCAAAGTAATGCCAAGCCACACCTCAACCCTTCGCCCATTCCTAACCCTTTGGATATAACGGCGAAACGGCTGAATTTTCCACCGGTGGGTACACTGGCGGCGCAATTGCCCCACCGCACCATCGGGGGCAAGCGTATAAGCGGGTATAAAAATGCCGCCCCACTCATCCGACGTTGTGTCCGCAAAGTCGCCAGTCACCGTGACAACTCTCACGCCGCGCTCTTCCAACCATGGAGTCCACCGGGCCGCAAATTCGTAAGTGGCCAGCGTTTCGTGACCGGTGTCCGCAAATATAGCAGCATCAACACGCGGGAGCACCCCAAGCGCACTCATGGCGGCTAGACCAAATGACTGCACGCCCCACCCCAGGCTTATAACCCTCATTAACGTTTCTGTCATCCCTGCATCCTGCGACGATCCCCCGCCCTGCGGCGCAGCGGGGGCTTAGCGTCGCCGACCGATCCAATCCTCCTGATTCGGCCCTGGGGGATCAACCCCAGCGCCTAGCCCCGGATTGGGCATGCCGCAGTTTGTCTGCCTATTTTGCCTCAGCCCGTTTCGGTGCCACCCTCTCACGATCCACACCGCCAGCCCGCTCTGCGCGCACCAGCGCGTTATGGGCCGACAGCAAGAGCGAGTCGTGCTCGGGCGACTCCGTAAACGTGCGCAGCAACGTCTCCGCTAACCTGCTCCGATCCTTACTCAGCATGGCATCACCTCCTTTCATGTTAGTGGCCCCGCCCCGGCTCAGGGCCAGACCGGTGAGCACCTTTGGCAGCTTCCCCATCGCTCCTTTCTCGCTCGCTTGATTCGGCCCCAGGGGATCGGCCCTGGCGCCTAGGCCGGATTGCCGCGCCGGGGCATCTGAGCGCGATGCGCTCAGTTAAACTCCAACCTCAGCCCGGGGCGCTTGCGCGCCATGCGCCGCAACTGGTCGCCTCGCCGAATCAGCCATAGCGTCAGCCCCAGGCTCTTATTGGCCGCCTTGCGAAACTCGGCCACCACAAAACGGCGACCATCGGGCATTATCAGATGCACGGCAACTTTCTCTCTTGCCATAGGTTACCCCTTGCTCTCCGCGCGGGGCGCAGGCTCAAAGCGGCGCTGTGCCCCATAGTGATAATACTCGCCATAGACGCCGACTTGGCCCTCGCGCACCTTAACAAAGCGCAGGTGCTTAATTTCGGGGGCTTTATTGTTCGCCCCCGGCCAACTCAGGGTATCTGCGCCATCCTTTTTATTGTCAAGCGTATACAGGTATGCCACCATGTCGGCATCGTAAACCTTCTGCACAGACCCGCGCACGCCCGCCATAGTGTCATCGCCCCGCAAACCCGTCTTATTCAGCGTTTCCACAGCGATAACGGCAACCCCCAGCTTTGCAATCTGCGCCAATCCCTGGGATATTTTGATCTCCTGCTCCAGTCGCGACGGTGCGGGGTCCTTCAAGAGCCCGGCGTAGTCAATGACCACCCACTTAATCCCCCGTTGCTTCACCAGGCGCGCAACGTCTGCCCGCAGCGCCGCTGTGGTCCAGTCTTTGCGGTCGCTGATAAACACCTCGGTGCTATGTATTTGTCCTAGGGCCTCCTCATAGCGCCTGTTCTCATCATCGGTAAGGCGCCCCTGTAGCTGCCGCTGGCCATCTATGCGCGCCAGCGCAATTGCAACACGCCACATAACTGTTTCTGCCGCCATCTCAAGGCTATAAATTGCACCGGGAACGTGGTCAACCTCTAGCTGCCCATCCCAAAAGCGCAGCCCCGCCATTTGAAAGGCCAACTGGCAAACAAAGGTGCTTTTGCCTACACCGGGCTCACCCGCAATAAGCGTCACCGTGCCTGGGTGCAACCCTCCTAATTTTTCGTCGAACGTACTCATGCCCGTGCGGATACCCCATACTTCGCCTGGGTGCGCCATGCGCTCGCGATGCCATTCCACCAAGCGGCCGGGGTCTACGGGCTCTGCCCCGCGCGTGCCGGGCAAGCTCCGCACAGCGGCATCGGTAAAAGCAGCAATTAGCTCATCTGCAGGCTTGCCGCCCGAAAGGTCTTTGACGAGGCGCTGCGCCGCTTGCAGCACCGTGCGCCGCTGTGCGAGGTCCATCAGCTTTTCGGCGTAGATGTCGGTAGCCGCGACAGAAGCATTGGCCACCGCCCTTGTCATGTCGGCCAGGCTCAGCACGTCGGGCGGCACGAACTCAGCAAGCGTTTCGAGCGTGATGGGTTTTCCGCGCCGCGCCAGGTCGCAAATGGCACGCCAGGCTCGCCGGTAGCCCTCATGGTGGAACGCCGCAGCGCTCACAGGCGCCACGTCGCCCATCAGCGCGCACCCAATGAGCCGCAACTCAAGCTCGTGGTCGTAAAATGTGGGAACGTCTATGTTGCCCTCCGCATGCGCCATAGATCAATCCCCTCGCAATCGCGGGTCAAGGGGAAAGCCAAAGGGGTCGAGCGGCACGCCGTCGTCATTGCGCGCCCGCCTACCGCTCTTTGCCTGGAAACCTTCTGCCATCCAGCGCCGAAGAATGGCGTCCACATAGCCGATGCCAAAGCGCCCGCCCTGGGCCGAATTGGCCGCAGCCCGTATTGCTTTCTCAACCCACTCATAGCCCGAAAGGTCCGCACCCGGGGCACCCATAGGGAGGCCGTCAATGTGCGCCTGACATTCCTCAGCCAGTTTGGCTAGCTCCTGCGCAATATGCGCCGAGATGGTCCCAATAGTCTCAACCCATGCCCTGTTAATGGCCTCTTGCTCCGGCGGCGTCAAAGCATTCGGCAGCGCCTCGGCACTAATACCCTCGGCCATCTTTTTGCGATTGCGATACCTGCGCTGGCGCTCGCGGTTTAGCTCCTTTTGGCGCTGCACATACCTATCGCTCCTTTGATACCTGTCGGGCTCCTGGTACTCATCCCAATTTGTTATGTACCAGCGGCCCTCGTGCTGCGTCAAAAAGCCCAAGCCCGCAAGCACATCCAGGCTCTCCTGGACCTCCTTCGGGCTACACCATAAGGCTCGCGCCAACTGATCCACGCTATCGGGCAGGGAGCCACCGGCATAATCGTTGGCAGCGACCACCAACATCATCTTTATGGCATTGGCAAAGTGCAGCGGCGACAATGCCATCATGTCGGTTTTAGCCAGGATGTCTATGTGCAGCTTGATCCATGGCGGCGCTTTCATATACCCCTCCAACGCTCATCTAAATTGCCCCCGCAAAAAGCGGAAGGTCACTAGTTTGGTCCGCCAGCCCCATCCCCAGCCGCACCCGCGCCTGGTCGCGCAGATAGGGTTTGCTGATGTCTAGGCCCACAAAGCGCAGGCCAAGCTCGCGGCAGACGGCACCCGTGGTACCCGATCCGCAGAAGGGGTCAAGCACCAAGCCGGGTATGTAATCATCGCGGCCACATTCGCACGTGGCACGGTAGCCTATGACTTTCCGCGTTGTAGAAAGAGCTTGTGCAAAAAAATCTGCCGGGTTTCTTGAATTGCCGCGCCCACCAGTCGCCTCTTTGAATTTCGGATCAGGTGTGTTGGGTCTTGGATCGCCTACACGAATTTCCACCTCCGGCGCCCATCCCGCCCCGCATTCGGGGCAAGCCCGCTGCGGGCAAGTGGCGCGGATCAACGGGGCAATGAGGCGAGGCGGATATGTGGCATAGTGGGCGCCTTTATAGGGAGCAGCGGGCACGTCAAGGACGGAGCGCGGGTTGCGACCAGCGGGGTTGGGCTCTTTATTCTGTGTTGTGTCATCTCTATATTCACGCCCATCAGCCCCCACCCGATAATTCAGTGCCCCCGCACCGCCCCGCCAGGTTTGCGGCTCGCGCACCGCCTCCTGATTCGCCCAATACGCCATACGCTTCACAAACTGAAACACATACTCATGCGCCCGCGTATGGCGCCAGGAGCCGTGACGCAGCACAACGTCGCCAGTGGCTGCGTATCCCGTGCCGCCACAATCGGGGCAATTGGGGTCTGGCCCAATGTCCCCCGGCTTTCCAATGCCGTCGCCGTAAACTCTGCTACGATCTATTCCTTTCTGGGCTTGGGCAGCTATGAACTCCTCGCGTGCTTCGCTGGCGCATTTACAAGGCTCCCGCTCCCACCGCGTCCCCGCCACGCTTTCTGGCATCGGGTTGCGCTTGTACCATATCAGATCGTTGCGCAGCACCCATCCGTCGGCCTGCAGGGCGAAAGCGACGCGCCAGGGAATGCCGTATAGGTTGCCTTGGCGCACCCGCACTGCCGGGCGCGGGCCCCATTTCGGCTGCCCTTCGCGCAGCCCGCCGGGATTGTAGTCGCCCCCGGCCCCGCCGCTTCCAGCGAAACAGTCCCCATAATTCAGCCAAATCACCCCATCGTCCCTAAGCACCCGCCGCACATCGCGCATGATAAGCACGATGTGCCCGACATGCATCTCGGGGGTTGGCTCTAACCCAAGAGCCCCGCGCCAGGCGGGCACCCTAATGGGCGGCACCCCTGGCATTGGGTGATATTCCACCTCGGGCCAATCGCGCTCCTGCTCCCCGGCATATTTGCGCAGCGCCCAGTATGGCGGCGATGTCACCACGCAATGCACCACGCCGTCGGGTAGCGGGATATAAGCAGCATCAGCAACAGCCAGATGCAACGATGTATGCCCTATCCGCGCCATGGCTACCGCCTACTCAATTTCCTTTCGCAGCTTCTCCAAAGCGAGCAAATGCAAAAATGCCTCTAGCTCGTGGCTCAATGGCCCCAACGGATAGTGTGTAAAATCGCCCCGTCGGTAATCCAGGTGCAGGATATGGCAGCTTGGGCTAACCCAGGGCATGATGTATGGCACATTGGCAGCGTCAAAGTGATGTCCCAGATCGCCCTCCAAAAGGTGATAGACCACCAACTCCCAATAAGCGGCCAATTGGATACGGTGGGTCGCATAGACGCCCTTGGAAGTCTTAAAGTCAATGATCGCCAGCTTGCCATCCAACATTGCGAGCAAGTCAATGGTGCCGCCATAACGCAGCACCGGATGCACCAGCGCCCGCTCGGTTTCCAGCACCTCCAAGTCATAGCGGCTCATCCACTCGCGGAAGCCCTCAACAGACCGCTCGGCCTTTTCCAGGTCGGCGGGCGCGTACTCGCTGCGATCAAAGGGCTTGCCGGTTAGCAATTCCTCAATCATGCCATGCGCGATGGTGCCCCTGTCGGCCGCCTGGTCACGTATTTTGTCGGGATCGTTGCCCGCTAGCGCCTCGCGGCGAGCCCAGGCTATTAGCTGGGCCTTGTTCCATCCCAGGTTTTGATTAATGATCGTGGTAACGGAGGGCACCACAGTACCATCGTCCAGACGATATCGAGTATGTGCCTTAGTTTTTGCCATCCTTGCACTCCTTTTCGCGCTGTGCGCATAATCTCTGACGTAGGCCAGTTTCCGGCCGCAGGGGCTCGGGCGGGTAGTACGTGCCCCCCAGGGCGCCCGCGCAGAATGATGCGGGCGCATCGTCCGCCCATGCCCCGTACTCGTAATCGTCGAGATATGGACGCCAGCCTGGATCATCCTGGATATAGTGGCGCACAGATGTGCAGACTGTTGGCCTGCCGCAAATGTCCTGCACCATTGCCGACGCTATCTGTCTAAGCAATTGGGTATATGGGTCGGGTTGGGCTTGGGCCCCTGCCCGCCAGCGATGTCAACGCGCTCGGCGTACAGCCCGCCTCCGGGATGCCAGTAAGCCAACTTGCACGCAACAGCGCGCCAGAAGCGCCCCATCAGATACCATGTGTCATCGAATGGCATCCACAGGGCTTTGCGTTGAGAAGGCTTTTTGCCGTCGCCCTCCACCAACACAGCATTGCCCGTATATAGCGGCGCGCCACAGGCACCCTCCAGCACAATCTGCTCCCACGGATGCAGGCTGTAGGCGCGCAGGATATAGTCCAATCGCTCGGGATCATCAGCCCAATAGCGCCGCGACTTATGGTAGGCGGCCAGGGCTTTGTCATCCCAGAATAGTAGGCGCCCAATCAACTCATAAGCCCAAGGCTCCAGCCGGGCCGCCAATGATCCCAGGGCCAACCCCTTGATCTCGCCCCAAAAGGCATAGCAAGCCCACCTGTCGCGATAATTGCACATAGCCGCCAGCACTTCTACAGTGGCGGCCTGGGTGGCTGCCTCGAATTGCTCGGGGTAGCCCTGTGCAAAAACGCCGCCCTGGAGGTGGATCAACTCGTGGACCAGAGTGCCATACAGCGCCCGCACATCGCTACCCACGGGCGATGTGGCATACCGGTCATTGAGAAAAACCCATCGCAGTATAGGCTGCGCCCACCCGGCAACATGCAGCCCGTCTGCCCGCGTGCGCGGAGCAAAAACCACTAACTCGGGCGCAGCCACACGCCCCGTGATACGCTCGTATTCCATATAGGGGAGTATGCGGATTGCCTGGGTAAATAACCACCGCGAATTGACCGCTGCCCCGTAGGTCTCATCAGTGGGAGGCACGGCGCTCAGCAAATAGTCCACATCATCCGGCAGCGGCACGCGCTCCGGGCCATCCTTATAATCGGCCCACACCGCAATCGCC